TACGATACCGCCCCCATTGGGAGCCAGAGCTCTCTTGACCATCGTCAAGGAGTTCTGGAGGAGACGTGTCATATTGGGGACAGCGTCGGCGCAGAGTCTGCGCGGGTGTTTCTTTAGGGATGCAATAGCCCGGTCGAACCTTCCTCGAGCGGCATGAGCGTAACACTGAGCCCGGCCGTACGCACTGTAGCGAGCCTTGCAGTCGGAAGACATCAGCAAGGCAGCGACTGACGGTCCTCGAGCTGCCGCATTCCGTCTGCAACGCAGACGTTGACGGTGCTCATCAGGACGTACTCGCTTCGCACAGGCGCGTGCGCGCCAGGCCCCATTCAGCTCAGCAAGACCGCTATCGCGGGTGGCAAGCGTAGTCAGAAGGTCTTCGGCATTTGGGCCCGAGCCACTGGGGATTGAGCGGAGCAGAGCGTTTCGGGACTTGGATTCAGCGACCTCTTCCTTCGTCTTCTTGACTGTGCGCAAACTTGTTGCGCCGCCAGAGATGAACGTACGTAGTGTCAGCTGATCAGCCCGACCCAGCCCTCCGCCACCCTGTGACAGCTTCCCGGGACACTTCGCATCTAGCGCGACTCGCTTAAGAGTACGCGCCGCGAGTTGCCTTACAGCGCTCAAGGTGGGGCTAAACGACTCCGGATGCCATCCTTCGGAAATCCTCCGAAGTTGATCTGCAACGTGATGTCCTTTCAGCCCCTCAATAGCCTTGACCCCTGCGCACTCGCCCAAGCGAAAAGTAGCGCGAGCAACAAATGCTCGCGCTCCCGCTGGAAGCCCTCGGGCCCCGCCGTCGACCTCTGCAATCTGTTCACAGAAGACGCCCATCTCGCCCCGAAAGGACTTTTTGTAATTACATACAAGTCCATGTTCGGTGGTGATGCGTTCATATCTGTCACAGACCGCCGGCCGCCACGCGCCTAGGAGATCGTCGCCATTGACCGCAAAGCTCTCAGGCTCCGCCCCTGCCCTGACCGCGAAGTGATCGTTTAAGATCGACATCACGAACCAGGACACGCCGAGACCCATTAGAGCTCCACAGGTAAGCGGCGCCGCGTCGAAACCGTCCGCTCTGAGAGTCATGCTTGAGGTCACTGCTGGAACTGCATCTCGCATCCACTGTGGCGCTCCAAGGCACTCTAGAGCCATCTGGACAATCTCGGTCGCGGTGTCGCAGCCAATGTGGTCCGTCGCCTTTGACCAGTCGCCCGAATAGAGGATCGATCCGTCCTTGCCCACAATGCGCACGGTCTCGTTTCGCAGCATACTCTTG